TTGTCGTTGCACTTCTAATTCAATGATTTTAAGAAATCTTTCCTGCCGCCCTGTAATGCGCGATGGCGCTGTTCTGGGTGCTTCCGGCCCGATGAACAGGAATTTACGCAAAGGCATTTTACGGCGGGGCGCGTCTGATTGATGATAGACCCCGTAAGGCACTCTTGTTCCCAAGACCATGCCTGTTTTGCCGATTTTGACAATGGAGTCGCTATTTGGTGATCCAGAAATAGAATCCCGCAAACGGCCTGACCTGACCATAATGGGCGCGGCGGGGTGCGTCTTTGCCTTGCGGGTTTTGTATGGCTCTGATAATGCAGGATAAAGGCCTGTGCCTTTCAGTTTGAAAAGGGTCGTATTTGATTTAAACCAATCGCGGGAAATCTCTCCAAAAGCAAAGCGAAGATCGGAAACCTTGTTTAAGGCATCATCAAGCGCCGCCCTAAACTCCCTATCATTCTGTATTTCATAGGAGGTTATGCCTACCATTGCACCTCATCCTTTTTAAACACGCGCTCGGTTGTGTTTTCGTCTGGGCTGATCGACATAATGCGCCCTTTGCCTGATATCCGTGTTGCCCCCGCAAGGCTGATTTCACCGCTGGAAAACATCTTTAAAAGTTTCAAAGATTCCTTGTATGACATGACAGTTGAAGCCTCTTGAACAAATCCCTTGTCATTGCTGTCATTGGAATGCTTCAAAACCTTTTCAATACGCAAAGACACAAAATCAATGCAGATTTTCTTTAGGGTTAGAAGGGCATCCGCGTCCGTTACAGGCGTAACATATTGCGTTGATAGGTATTGGTCAATAACCGCCGATTCCTGATCCAGCATCTCGCCCACCGTTGTTGTGGTGACGCTCGATGTGCCAGAGAAAGTTATTCCCTTTAATTCGCCTTCAATGTCTGACGAGGTTGCATAGGCCATTTATTTAATCAGCCCTTTATCAAGAAGTGTTTTCGCGCTGTTGCCGGTGTAAACATCATCAATCATGTATTTTTCTGAATTGTGGATGAAATTACTAACAACTACATAGCCCGTTTTAACTTCTGTTTCAGGCAGCGCATCACCTTCTTCTTGGACAATTTCCAATTCAATGGGCTGTTCAATAACTTCTTGCACAGGTGCTTTAGTTTTTTGAGGTGCTTTAGTTTTTTTAGCCATTTTTCAGTTCCCTTTTTTTGTCTGTGAAATAATTCTATATAAAAAAGCCCTCACTAGCAATAGCAAGGGCTTTTTCGGTTCATAGGAGCAATGATGAGAAGTTAAGCGATAGCGTCTTTAAACAGGTAAGCGCAAGTTACGTCTGTCAACAGATCATCAAACCAGTTGCTTACAAGAATTTCAGAAGCGCCCGGAGGGTTGGTCAAAGCCGTTTTGTAAACAGACAGACCGCCCATTGAACGTAGACGGCAATGGAAACCAAGGGTCTTCATATATTTACCTGCGGTCGGGTTAATGTATGCATAAACCATGTGCTTACCCCAAACAGGCGCGATTGAGTCGGTCTGGCCTTCTTTAGCGCTATTGTAAACAGCTTCAGCAATCAACACGCGGTCAACTTCCAAGGCGCGGGCAATTTCCTGTTCTGTCAGTTGTCCTGCGCGGTTTTCCTTATAGCCGAGGCGATCAATAATACCGGCGTGCATTGTCAGGTTGTCGTAGACCTTACCGGGCATAATTACCGTATTGGCTTTCATGCCGATGGCGTCGCGGATTGTGCCATGTGCAGTACGAGCGTTTTCCAAAGGCTTAGAATCGGCATGGGTCAGGTTGTTGTACTGTGCGTTTCCTGAAAGCGTGGTGTTTTGTGTCAGAACAGATGTGCTTGTGAGCGTGTCCGCAAGGGCTTTTTCACGACCTAACAGCATGGCAGAAGTCAAAGCGGTAACAACATCGGATTCAGCGTTAAACGGGTCTACAACGTTCAGATAGTCCTTTTTAGTGACGATATCGGAAAGACCGTTTTCCTCGATGTCGTAAGTATCTGTATCGCGTGTGACCAGCTCAATCATTGGATAGCGACCCTTACCAACAATCTTTGTATTTGATTGAATGCGTAGATGGCCGTTTCCGTATTTACCGATTTTTCCCGTTGTTTGGTCAGTAGACAGCGGGGTCAAAATCTTATCGGCGACAAGACCTTGAGGCACAATCGCCTGTGATACGCCTGTCAACAGACGGTCAACAACAGCGTTTTCTTGAGTTCCTAATGGCATTTTTTAAATTCCTTTCGTGTTAAATTATATCTTATGAAAGCGCGACTGAGCCGACGTTTTCAACGATCGTGCCGTTTCCTGCACTGTCAAAATAAACTATTAGCGCCTCGTTCGGAGCGTTTAGAGTAGCAACGTTATTTGTGCCGTCAAAAGTTCCAGAAGTAAGGGTTAGAGTATGTGCGGCTGTACCGGATGCGCTTGTGTTTTTGACAACAAACAAACCTTGATGATTTGTTGCGTCTGCGATTGTTGCAGCAATCACAACAGTCGCATGATTAAGTTCAACCGCTTCAATTGCGGCTGTAACTGCGCCGGTAGCTGTAAGTTCTTGAGTGCTTGAAGAAACGGTTGTCGCCCCAAGTGAAAGCGGCAAAATGCCAAAAACATCGTTATCAACAGCAGCTTCGGTGGCGACGGCAACAACAGAATCACTTGTTGAAGTCGTAGCAACTAAGTGACCGTTTGCGTCTGTTTTAAGATTGTCACCGATAGCGATTGTTCCTGCGGCAATACCGACAGCACCGCCGCCGATCAGGGCAACAGAGGCCAGAGCGCCGATTGCGGCATCCTGTGTGACAAAGCCGATTGCACGTTCGTTTGCACCACAAGCGACAAGAACGCCTGCGGAAAACTTGACAGCTACCCCACGGGATAGGGCAGTAGCGCCAACCGTAGGGGCAGGGGTTAATAGATTATATTCTTTGTTAGCCATTTTAAAAATCCTTTCAAATTTTAATTATTTAATTTTCTTTACAAGATCAGGGTTTTCCAAGCGGATCTGTGCGATTGCTTCGGAAAGGTTGATCTTTTTCTTTTCAACTTCAGCCTCGGCCAGTTCCAAGATTTTATCTTCGGCCTGTTCTGCGGTCATTTCATCTTCTGATTTGCCTGACTTGTCGTCGTCGTTTTGACTTCCGCCAGTGCCTTTTTCGTCAAGATTGATCTTAACGGCGTTTTCAGCAAAAGTTTTCATATCGCCAGATAGAAAAGATTCTTTTTGTGCGGGGACAACTTTACCGTTTGAAAGCATTTCAGAGAATTCGATTTCTTTTTCCTTTTGCTCTAACTGCATTTTCAGGGTTTTATTTTCCTCAGCCAACTTTACATCGCCTTGAGTGTTTTCAGATAGCTTAACGCCTAAAGCCGTTGTTACCTGTGCCTTTTGATCTTCGGAAAGAGTTTTTAGGGCTTCCAATAATTCGTTAAAATCCATTTTCTTATGTTCCTTTTTTTGTTTTTCAAAAAATTCTTTAATTTCGTTTTGCGCTTCTGGGGGCATGCCCTCTATGTCTGATAGTACCTTATTCATATTCTTTACAAAAGGTATATTTGTCAGGGCGGCTCCGAGCAGGGTTGATCCAAATTTTTTCCCGCTTTCAGGGTCTTTGTATTCAGTATCGAATTCTGCGCTGATATATTTGAATTTCTTTTTAACGATTTTTTCTTTTGCATCATCCGTCCATTCAACGTCTGCAAACAATCCACCATCAACATATTCAAGGCTTTTAATCCATCCTGCCGCCTCTCCACCGCTGTCATGGGAATAATTAACGGCGATCTCGATACCACGCACGTTGTCATTAAAGTTTTTAATCATATTGGCAAAAACCCCGCTGTCGAATTTCATCGTGCCATACCAGCTATGTTCAAATTCTCCATCGCGCAAAATCTGAATGCGCCCCATTTCTACTTTATCGGCGCTCTCTGATAGTTCGATTTTAATAGGTTTGATAAACATTTTTTTAACTCCTCAAATTGTTTTTGATTTCAATATTTTTTCAAGCTGTTCGTCTGTGCCGCTTGGGGTCAGGCCTTTCGGGTCAATCGGCTTGTTACCTTTTGCCCCCTTTGTTTGCGCCTGAATGATCGACTTGCAATTATGGTGCAACGGCGGGAGATAAGGGCTTGCGGCGTATTCTTCCTTGGTAAACACGCGACCGGTAAGGTTTTGACAGATAGCAGATTGCGGGTCGTGATTTACGAAAATAAAGCTTTCAATATCGGCCATAACGTCCGGCTCTTGGAAAACATCATTGCGAACACCGTTTACAACTTTTGATAAAAGATTGGTCGCGGCAGTGAATATCAATCCGCCCGCAAGGTATCTTGTGCGCTGTTTTTTAATCTGTTGGATGATTGTTGATGGTGGCGTTCCTTTATCCAGTTCATCATTCACAGAGAAATAAACCATCTTTTCAAAGTCGGCGTCCTGATATCTTGCGACAAGAGCCAGTTCTTTTTTGATCCTGTCACGGGATTTTTTAGGCAGGCCGTCAAAGTCGTCCTCGGATAGTTTTAATTCAGGCTTGCCAACTTCTTCCAGCGTGGCCTTCATTGTTTCCTGCCCTGTTTCGCCAACGTAAGAGCGCAGGAATGCCAGATATTCGCGCGCTTTCGGCATGGTCGTTTCAATCACGCGGGCGGCTTTGTCTGAGTTTGAGCCTGCAGCGTTTAGAATTTTAGCAACCTTATCCAGCATAGCATCTGATCGTTCTGTCAGGCGTTCTTTCATCTGTGCTTCAAGGTCTTTTGCTTTGCGGTCGATAAAGATTGAAGGGCGCAATTTTGCTATTTTCGGGTCTGCCAATACCATTTCATCAAAACGGCAATCCATCTTTTTAAGCGTGGTTTTCGCCCATTCGACACCCTCGTCACCGCCTGATAGAACCCAAGCGATAGTGCCTGCATCTGCGCCGCCATCATCCTCTTTCATTTCAGGTCGATAATCTTGTTTATTGCGGTCATAGGCGGCTATCCGTGCAATGGTCGAGCGTGATAATGCCGCGCCGCTTGCTATGTCCTGCGCCAAGGAAACAGCCTCGTCACTGCCGCCGCGCTTCCATTTCTGGCAAAGCTCCAAGCCTGTCTTGGCGTTTTCCTGTGCCTTTTTGGGTGGCTTGCTACTGATTTCGGATAGCAATGTTTCGGACAAATGCATGGCGCAACACGGTAAATCAGACGGCTCGCTGAGATTTGATTCTTCCCCTTCCTTGGTTTGCTCTTTAGGCTTTGGCTCCGGTGCAGGTTCATTCGTCGGCGCAGGCTCCAGAGGATTTTCTTTTTCCTCTTTCTCCCGCGCTTTCCAATCAACTTCAGGCAGACCGTAAACATCGTGGACAAAGTCCTCCAAGCGGTCGGACGGTCTGATAATGCCGCGATCTGTCAGCGTTCCGATAATTTCGGATAGTTCTTTGCCAGCCTTGTCGTTAATTCCGCGATGAACAAGTTTAGGATAGTCTGATCTCTGGCCGTAACGTGCTTTAACCAGCGTTTCAATCACGTTCTGATTCATGCGCTCACATAGCATATCGGCAATATGCTCGATGCCTGATAAGAAAATATCGGATAGATCGGAACCAAGCGAATAAGATCCTGTGCCATTCAATCCAAGTTCCATAAAGTTTGCAAGAAAGCGTTTTGCCATTTTAACATCTTCGGCATCAATGACTTTCTGTACTTTTTCAGCGTCAAAGGATATTTTGATTTCACCTAATTCAACACCCGCCGGAATGACGAGTGACTGGTTTTCGTGCGAGGCAAACTGCTCAAGGATATCTGTCAGCGTGTCAAATTGCGTGTCGTAATCGTCACGATCCATAAACTCTTGCGACATTTTACCAACGGGAATGCCGGTGGAGGATTTCTCAACGCCGATGGCAAGGGATTTCAGGAAGTTGTTTTTTCTAAACCAGTTACCAAAGCAAGGACGGATCATGCTGATGCCCTCGTAATTGTCGCCCTCTTTGTTCAGCGTCAAGATGAGAAGCGTTTCGCCCGGTATGGTTACATCTGTTTTTAAATCGCCTTGAGCAAGCTGGCGGACGCTTTCGATAGAACCGTCTTTCCGTAATTTCCAAGTTTCGATTGTTTTTTGTGAGCGGAAGCCAATATCGCGCAGGCCGATATAATCGCCGTATTCTTTATGGCCTTTAACATTCTTGTGGACAATCTCGAAAACAACAAAGCCAAATTCGATAAAGGTCAGTGCCTCTTCAAGAAATTCCTTAAAGGTTTTGCGCTTGCCCGTTTCAGGATTGCCCATATCGTTAAACAGGCAGTGATAGACAAAATCGCTGATTTCCTTTTCTTCGTCTGAATCATCAACGGCCTCAACCGACCATGTGGCGGATTTGATGGGGTTTTTGACAACGCTGAGCAACATAGCAATCTGGGAATCAGACCGGCGCATTTCGTCGTACAAGTCCATCCCGCGCAGGTGTTTGATCTTTTGGAGGTATTCTTCGTCATAGTATCCGGAATATATCTGTGTTCCAGATGTTCCTTTTTGCGGTACGGGAACGCGCTTTATGACCACGCGGGGGGATGCAAAGTTTTTCAATTTGTCAAAGATATTTACCATTGTTTGCCTTTTTGTTCCGAACGCGCCCTTTTATTTATATCCGATTTTTGTTTTTCTGTGAAACCAATTAACGGCGCGGCACATAGCTTGTTGAATGCGCCCGCCGCCGCATCGACTTGATCTTTGTATTTTCCGCTAGGGAAAAGTTCATGCTCTCCGATGAAATCCTTGTTCCAGTCTGCTTTGAGTAATAGCACGTTTCCGCCCTCTACCTGCGCGGCGTATGGCTCGGCTCGGTCTTCCTTTGAGCCTGTTACCTTGTCCGCCTGTACTGAAAAGCCTGCCAGATTGCGGATTGTGCTTTCTGCTGTTTCCTTACCCGCCGACCCCGGCTCTTGCTCAACCCATACCTTGCAGGACTTACCATCAATCTCGGCGGTTTGTAAAATTCTTTTTTCCCGTACCAGCGGTGACATTTGCTTACGAACAACATCAAGCACGATGAATTGCCCCGCTTTGGTTTTCTGCATTTTCACGCCCGCCGTATATGCGCCGCCGTCCTCGGTTCCTGCCTTATCCCAATAGCGAATTGGATTATCAACCAACTCCGGCGCAAACTGGACAATCTGAATATGTTGGATTGCAAACAGTCCGCCCCCTTGCAAGAACGGGCGCTGTTGATAAAGCGCAGCCCAACCGGATAGCGTCATAATGGCTTTACGGGCAAGCAGGAAGGCGAGAGATTTTAACTGAGGAAATAACGCCTCGCCTTTTTTGCGGTGTTCTTCGTCCTCTTCGGCAATGGCCGGATAGGAGAAAACTTCGATGTTTGATAGTTCTGGCAGTTCTTCGCTTTGGTCAATCAGGCGGCCAAACAGATCATCAATGTGCCAGCGTGTGGCTATCCCCAGCAACCCCGCGTTTTCAGAGAAGCGGGAAAAGAAATCATCTAAAAACCAGTCGTGAATTTTATTTCTGATTGTTTCCGAGTTTGCTGCCTCGCGCCCCTTCAGCGGATCGTCGATAATCCCCAGATCCAAACTTTCACCGGTGATCGCCCCGCCGGTTGTGGTATTCCGAAAACCCCCGCTTTTGTTGACGTATTCCAGAACGGATGAATTTCTTAAAAAGCGCCCCTCGTCTATGGTTTCGCTTGAGTTGATTTGCGTTTCTGAAAATATAGCCCTGTATTTGTCTGATTCATAAATTCGTTGCAGTTGCATATTTGCCCGAACACCAAGCCGTGTCGAGAAGGACGCATAGATTTTTCTAAGGTCAGGATTCTTGCCCGCAACCCAAGAAATAAACAGAATTATTATGGTCGATTTACCGTGTTGCGGAGGTGCTTGGATAAGCAGGACGGGCTTTTTACCGGCAACCAGATCATTGTAAAATTGTTGCAAGCGGTGGCAAAGTAACGTATTCCACCAACCGAAAAGAAACTTCGGGTCAATGTAGGCAACGTAATCAATAAATTCACGGCGGGAAAGTTCCTGCTTAATCAGGTCAGGATTTTCAAGGATTTCTTTGAGGTGATCCATTTCATTTGTCAGTTTTCGTCACCGCTTTTGAAACGATCTTATCAAGTTTTTTAAGTTCGTCGCTGGTTATCTTTGACAGGTCAAGGCGCTTGGTTTCGACGTGTTCTATCGCGCCCTTGAGGGTTAGATCGCCCTCGTCTTTGATCTTGCCGTGCATGGTATCTAAGATTTCCTGAATAGCCCGAACATCGCCATCCTCGGTCGCTTTTTTGACAAGCGCTATTCCAACCATTTGCTCGTAGGTGATTTTCTTGTCAGAGGGTTTAAGAGGATTAGCTTTCGGCTTTCCGTTCTCATCAAGAACAACCAAAGCCAGTAATTCTTTCAGGATTGTTGATCGGTTTTTTTTACCTTTCGTATAGCCTTTTGGATTACCGGACTGCCCTTTTTTGAATTTGTTTTTTTCAAAAGCAGATGGCTCGGCCTTGTTTTCCTTGCTTCCTTGCTTTTTCCCTGCTTTTTTTCCTGCCATGACTAGGCCATTATATCAACAATATGGGGTTTTTTGGAAACTAAAATTTCTGATCGCTTAACCATATCCGTTTTTTCTATGCTCCTTCCAAATTGAATTAAGCAGTGTTTTGAGTTTTTCATCTCGTTAAATATCGGAGGTACTGGTTTAATTTTTTCCATCAGATTTGAATTTTAATCAAGGGGTTTTTTGTTCGAGTACCAATATTTTATCTTTGTGGTGGTCGATTTTGATTTTCCCTGCGCGTTCTAGTGTGGGTAAAAGTTTTTTATATTCGGTTCCGTTAGCGTTTGTTTTAGTGGCGAATTTAGACAACATGACTTCTCGCTTCGAGTTGGCGCAAATGCGTAGAAGTCTGTATGCGGCGTTGATTTGTTCTGAGATATCTAGGGGGAACATGGGTTTTTACTCCGTTAGTTTTGAGATTGCGGCGGACGTGGACATAAACCAGTTTTTTTTGATTTCCGGTGCTTGTGTTGAAAACCATTCATCTCGGCCATCGAGCCATTTATTAAATTGGTCGTTCGTGCCGCCGTACCTTTCGAGCCAGAGGTGAAAATCTTTTTTCCGTAATTTTATAACATGGCCACAAAACCATTCAGGGTCGTAGTCGGGATGGTTCTCATCGTCTTTCGTACTATGTTTATTATTACTGGTACTGGTACTGGTACTGGTACTAGCTTGAGCGGACTTTTTAGGGTTGCTAGATTTAAGTGTTTGATTTTGCTTGTTTTCGTGTTTGATTTCTGCACCTTTTTTACCAGAATTTGATGCGTTTTCTCTGCGGTTTTCCACCGTTTTGAGTTGGTTTTGACACATTTTCTTATGAATTTTGCCGTCGTTTTGCAGAATTATGTCACCTTTTTCTACAAGGTTTTTTATGATATTTCTGCACTTTGAACTTCCCATATCTGTTATGCTTCGGGATATCCATTTCGGATCATTTTCAATCGCGCCTTGGTTCATATAGATAAGATTTATGATTTGAATAATCACTGCAATTTCGTTCGCATTCATGCGACTGAAATCCATATATGCTTGAGAGGGGTAATAATCGATTCGGAAAATTTTTGTCATGTGATAGCCTTCTGTCAAAAGTTAAAAAGGTGCTGGCCTGATGTGACAGCATCTGCTTTCGAGGGGGATCAGCCCTACCAGCCGTAATATAATCATTCCATATTGTTTAAATGTCAAATCAATCATCAAAAAACCTTTGCCGAACGCCGTCAAAACTCATGTGGGCAACGCCTTTTTTCCCTTGACGGTTCTTGGCGATAATAATTTGCGCCTTGCCTTGTGCGGCAGCAAGAGCGTCATGATGATTGTTTAATTTGTCGTAAAATTGCTTATCTGATTCTTTAGATCCACGGGTCGGCGGGTTATCCTCTAAATAATATTCTTCCCTGTAAATGAACATCACAACGTCCGCGTCTTGTTCAATACTGCCCGAATCGCGCAAATCGGAAAGCATCGGGCGCTTATCTTCGCGTGATTCAAGGGCGCGGGATAGCTGGCAAAGAAGCACAACCGGTACATTAAAGTTTTTTGCCAGTGATTTTAATTTGCCCGTAATTTCTTCAATTTGATGGACTTTCTGCAAACGGCTGTCTGATCTGATTAAGCCCAGATAATCAATGAAAATAATACCATTCGGATTTTTACGGCAAAATTTTCTGCTTTCCGAAACGATGTAATTAACGTCAATGCCAGAACGATCATCTGTTTCGATTGAAAGCTTTGCAATAGCGTTTCGAGCGCCGACTATCTCTTGTGTTTCCACCATATCCAGCCTACCTTCCATCTGATTTTCAACGCTGATGCCTGTTTTATTGGCCAGAACACGCATCATTAATTCTGTCGAGGACATTTCAAGGGAGAAAAACTTTACAGGCGCTGAGGCAGCTAATGTCGCGGCGATTGTCATTGCACACGCTGTTTTACCCATACCGGGGCGCGCGCCAAGGATATATAGCCCCTTTGGTCTAAAGCCTTTAATAATAGCATCCAGCGAATCGATGCCGGATTTATAAATAACTTGCTTTCCGCCCTGTGCATCCTGAACCCATTGAATAACATCATCGTATGCCTCCATGGCTGATTTTCCGCTACTGCCGCCATCGAATGAGTTAATTAAAATTGTTTCCAATTTTGAAATATACTCTTGCGGGTCGTAGTATTGATCAGGGTTTTCAAGCAAATTTTTAATATCATTGACGATACCAAGGGTGCGGCGACGGTACGCGCATAGAGATATTGTTTCGGCATAGTCTTTGTAATTATGTAGCATAGGGACTTTGCTTTCGATTTCTCGAATATAATCCTGACCGCCGACTTCTTTTAAAGCCTCCTCATGCTCGAAAAGTGGCGCAAGTGTTACGCTATCGCATTTTCTGCCTGCCTCAATTTCTTGCTTTATCAGGTCAAAAAGGCGCTGGTGTACGGGAGCAAAGAAATCTTCCGCCTTAACAATAAAAGAAATTTCGTCATAAATATCATTGCGGAGTAAGATAACCCCCAATAAACCCTGTTCAGCTTCTTGATTCCAAATCATCTAACATTCCCCTGTGTTCTTCTTTTGTGATTATTTTATGTTCAAGCAGGATATTCACTCGGTCGCTGGTTGTGGCGTTCCGAACGTTTATTTCCTTAACAATTTCTTTAATTGGCTTAAACATTGGACAAAAAAAATCCTTTAAAGAATCCCCTACGATTGCGGCGCAAGAGATTCATTAAAGGATTTCGTTCCGCAATAACGAAGTCAAACCTTAGTTTAGATTTTTATCTTTGACAACCCATAAAATAATAGGCAATCTAATTCTTGAGATCATATCTCCTTTTCATTTTGGTTTATCTATCCCCTATCCTTGGCCCCTTCAACTACAACTGAGGGGGTCTTTTTTTTGCCTTGTTAACGGTCTTTTAAGCTTTTCGGCGCATTGTTGTGGCATGAAAGAAGATTTGAAGATCGCATGGCTTGATTCGCAGAGCCGAGATAACTGGATAATGATTCGGAAATTCTACCCTTTGGCCGGAACAAAATATCCGTTGTCAATGCGAATATCTGTAAAAATGGCAGTATTCCGCCATAAAATAATGCCTAAAAATATGCACAAAAAGACTTGATTTATTGCCGCGCCTTTGGCAATATACGGACATAGGGCAGGGAAAGCCCATAACCAAGCTAAGAGGATTATCACAATGACACAGAAACACACACCAGCGCCTTGGAAAGTTGTAGACAATTCTGACACTAAAAACGGTCAAATCAGGGTTGAAAACTATGAGGGGGTGATTGCTTGTTGCGGCAAACAAACAGAAATAATGCCAACTCTTGAAAATATGCAAGCCAACGCCCACCTTATAGCCGCGGCGCCTGATTTGCTTGAGGCTTGTAAATCTATTTTGGCAAGCTTCCATGAAAGCGTAAAAACTGATGAAAATATAAGTGAATTTCCCGAACTTCAAAAAGTTGCTTTAGCAATTGCAAAGGCGGAGGGGCGAGCATGACCAAGGAGCATAGAGATCAAACGCTGGCCTTCGCAGTCTGCCTGATAGTTTTAATCTACACAGTTTTATGGAGTTGAGGATGAATACAAATTTATTACTTGCATTCGGGTGTATCAAACAGGCCGTGTCCTACATCAAACAGGCCGAGGCGGAATTGTACCTTGACGATCTGGTAACGGAAACGGATGAGGCAGAAAAAGCAATTAGAACGGCGATTGAAAAGGTCGAGATTGCCTATGCGGGAGTGATCGACGATGTTGATTCAGAAAATAGCGGCCTGAATGTAAAACAAAAACAGCCGAGAATTAGAATGGTCAACGCTATGATCGGAGTTGTCGAATGAATATGATCGAATTACCAGACAATTATGACCCGCGCTTTCCAATGAATGCCGAGGTTTATTTAAAATATAAAATGAGGCTTCGCGCCTATAAACAAGAGGATAAATTATTCCAATATCGGTTTTTTGCGATTTTGTTTATGATCGCTTTAATCGGTCTGCTTTTGAGTATCACTTTGTAAAATATGTACTGTTTCCCCTAGCTTGGGGATAGGCGGTGGTGTTTCCCGGATAATCTCACCACCGCCAACCCAAGCGCCAACGAGAAGGATTAAACTTATGAAACAACCGACAATGACATTGCAGACGCTGCCGAAAAGGCTGGTCACGGTTTCACGTGAAACACCGCGCATCGGGAAAACCTGCGAGGATTACGACGATAGCTGCAAAGCACAAAACGCGCTGGCTTGCTGGATGGGCGCTCCTGAGTGTGGTGTTTGTCCGTTATTATCAAACAAAGGGGAATGAAATGGACGCAATAAAAACAGGAATGGAATATATCAAATTCATATACACAACGCCGATATGTAAGGATATTCCATCTAATGATAACGATAAAAGCAAAGAGTTTAGTTTTCTGTTTGCTTGTGTGTATAGCGAGGAAAGCCATGACCCCAACTATAGAAGATGTACGGGTGACTAGGGAATGGTTTAAAGAGATTATGGCTTTAGGACGAGCGGCCATGATCAGAACAACAGAGAGTATGGATTTTTCAGAGGAAGATTTAACCTGTATATCAACAATAGAACACGCCCTAACCAAGCTAGAGGAGAGCATGAAGGACTAACCCACTCTTACCATGGGGGTAAGGCCTCTATGGTTGGACTGGGCTGCCGAAAGGAGATTCCCATGACATGGATAGGATAAGTTAGAAAATCGTAGGTTTCTAATACGCCTTAATCAGTCGCAGGTACGCCTTATAATCAGTCGTAGGCAAAACCCTGCCCCAGTCCTTCAATTTTTGGTGTGAGTCTGGAACATCGCTTGAAACGGACTCAGTAAATGTTATGAAGCGCGACCAACTGGCTAACGTCGTTAAACTTTGCCAATTTAAACGCCTTTAAGGAGGAGTAAATATGCCAGAAAATGACGGCCATAAAGTCAGAGTGATATACGAGCCGGAATCAAACGGCGTTGCTGATATAGAGGAAACAATCACATTCAGCACTGAGAAAAATGCAAGGGATTTTGTCAAGCGTCAGGCGAAAATACCCAAGGTTAGATCGGCGCAATATTTAGGGAGGATTTAAAATGTCAAACGATATCAAGCTTTTTGTTCATCTTGTTCTAATCTTAATCGCCGTTTATACGGGCTATGAAATGGGAAAGAAGAAATTCCCGGTTCAAAACGGCGCGACAATCAACTGTGAGTATACTTTTCCAACACTTCAAACGGTCATAGGGGGATAAAACAATGCAAACACAACACACATTTGACGAGTATCTTGCCAGAAAACCGGACTTTGACGGGGCAGACTACCAAAGCGGACGCGATAAAGACCGCCTCACAGGGCAAATAAAGCGCGTACACGCGGCTATGGTGGATGGGCGTTGGCATACCCTTTCACAGATTGCCGATCTTACGGGTGATCCAGAGGCCAGTGTAAGCGCACAATTAAGACACCTTCGCAAGCCCAAGTTTGGGGCATATAGCATCGAAAAGCGCCATTTAGGAAGCGGCCTGTATGAATATCGGATGGTTTTATGATCTATGGCTCTGTATGCTCAGGTGTAGAAGCCGCCACCGTGGTATGGAAGCCGCTAGGATGGAAGCCAGCATGGTTTTGTGAATTTGACAAATTTCCCAGCGCTGTATTAGCGCACCATTATCCTGACGTGCCTAATCTGCACGACATGACCACCATTGAAGAACGAAAGGAATACCATGAGCGACCAATTCAGCTTCTTGTCGGAGGAACCCCCTGCCAAAGTTTCAGCATCGCCGGACTGCGAAAAGGACTGGATGATGACCGTGGCAACCTTGCCCTTAAATTTTGTCAAATTCTTAGAGATAAGCAGCCGCGTTGGTTCGTTTGGGAAAATGTCCCCGGCGTGTTATCCAGCAATCAAGGACGGGATTTTGCCGCCATCCTTTCAGGGTTTTCGGAATGCGGGTATGGGTTCGCCTACCGAATTCTTGACGCTCAATATTTCGGAGTGGCCCAAAGACGCCGCCGTGTGTTCGTTGTCGGATACCTTGGTGACTGGCGACCTGCCGCTGCGGTACTTTTTGAGCAGGAAAGCCTGCATGGGAATCCTGCGCCGTGCCGAGAAAAGGGGCAAAGAATTGCCCCCAGCGTTACTACGGGCCCTCCATTCAGTCGTACAGGGAACGATAGAGTAGAAGCCGAGGCGATAGTTATAGATCGCGCCGCTTTTAATCAAGGCGAGAACGCCCTTTATGACCCAATGATAGAAAAAACAAATATTATGCCGGCGCTTGTAGCGCGCGGCCCCCACGCTATTTCTACTCATAGAATGGTGGCTTTTGGAGAATATGAAACCGATGAGCTGGCCTCCACAATAAAACAAAGGGATTATAAGGACGCCACGGATTTAATAGCTATTCACGGGACGCAAGACCCCGACATTTTAAAAGAAAAGGCCCATACTTTGGGTCGAAATAACGGACAAGAAAATTCGATTTTTTTAAAAGATAGAATCCGCCGGCTCACGCCTATAGAGTGCGAAAGACTACAAGGATTCCCCGATAATTATACTCAAATACCGTGGCGTGGGAGGGTGGCCGAGGAGTGTCCAGACGGTCCAAGATATAAAGCCATGGGCAACAGCATGGCCGTTCCTGTGATGCGTTGGATTGGTCGACGGATAGATATGGTTGATAAGATTTTAAACTGAAAATATTAACATCGGATCGTCATAGCGCCGGTCTGGTATCTCGTAAACCCTCAAGATAACGCATGATTCATAGTCAGCCCGAATGCGTCTGTAATGGTGCTGTTCGTCAATCTGGTTGTCGTTCTGATAGAATTTATGCTCAAGGAAGTCTGAGAGGCATTTTTCGCGGTTACTGATATCAGAGGAGTTTCTGCCTTTGTCGGCCTCGTTCCAAACAAATATATAATCGACACGCAACCGGCCTTTGAATTTCTGAACGCCGCCGGGGAACGTATTTCGATAGATAACAGCGGCTTCTTGAATCCATCCGCTATATTCACTTGATCTAGTCTGTGTCCTGCGCCATTTTCCAGTTTTAGGACAACGAAAACCCTTGCTAACGGTGTGCATCGCATTGACGCTGGTCGGCAAGGGTAATCGGATTTCATGGTATGGGACTTGAGCCATTAGTGAACGGCTGGCTCATTCGCTGTTTTTGGTGCTGTTACTTTTGCGGCAAAGGTTGCCTCTTTGGTTGCAACGTCAACGCTTGCCGCATTCTTGTCTTGTTCGGTAAGCTGGTCAATCATGTCCATTTGATCGTTACCGCCAAGGGCATCGACATAGGCGAGGAATGAGCGCATCCAGTCTTGAAGTTCGGCAGGCTCTTTATCGCAAACCATTGTGGCGGTTTTTAATGCTGATTTGTGACCGCCTTTTTTCTCAAATACACCAAGCTTGCCTGATAGTGTGCCTGCAATTTCAGATGATTTTTCTTTTTGCGTTCTGATGGCGCTGGCAGCCACAAGAATTTCATCTTGTAGTAAACCCGCATATTTTGCGCGTTCTTCGTTCTCTTCGTCAACGTCTAATGGAATATCTTTCGGCATCGTTTTCTCCTTTTGTGATGGATGGTTAAAGATTTTGAAAATGATATGTTATTGCCGAAAAACAGGCAATAGAAAATGCTATTTATTAAGGTAAAAGTCACCGATTCTCTGACAGGCAATATCAAAATATTTCTGCTCTTTCTCAATGCCTACGAAGGTTTTACCAGCTTTCAACGCGGCCAGCCCCGTTGTTCCGGTTCCCATGAAAGGGTCAATAATTGTCTGACCGTTGACGTTTTTCATGATCTTATCCATCACTTCCAGCGGTTTAACGGTGGGGTGGTCAAATTCTGATTTTCCATTGTTCGTTTCAATATAGCGCCTTTTTTCTGTCAATTCTCCGATAGGGTGGCCGCCTTCATTCCAAGCGTGAATATAAAACTCGGTGTCTGGTAAATAGTGCTTATTTGCAACAGGCATAGGGTTTTTCTTATGCCAAGCGCAAAGAGCTGTACGGCGATAACAGCCGTCAAGATATGGTAAAAGCTTTGGAAGTTGGTCGTTATGGCAGAAAACAACGGAAGACCGATAAAGCAAGGTGTTAATAATTGCGTGATTAAATCCCTTATCAAGTCCAGCCTCAATAATATCGTCCATGTTCTGTCTGTCACGGCGGAATCTTCCGCCGCCGGATGTTTCAAATATATATGGGGGATCAGTGACGAGCGCGTCAAAATAGCCGAGGCATGGTGCTATTTCGTAGCAATCGCCGTGATAAAGCGTTGCGTTTCCTATGGTTAAGGAAGTCATACGCCCTCGGATTTGAAGGCATTGTCCACTAGGGTAAAGAACGAATCAGACGGCAAGGAAGGCTCTTTATCGTTTTTGCAACGGTTAAAGCGTGACTGGTTAATCCCGTACAAGCGGCAAAATTCAGCCTCACGTATTGGGTTTTCTTTGCGGTTTTTCAGCGCATCCAGCTTTTTCGTCCATTGTTTGATTTTGGCCTTCTTTAGCTTCTTAATTTTCTCTTTAGCTTCGGCCAATATTTGATCTTCATTTGTCATGCGGCTATTATTGCCAAAACATCGGCATTATTGCAAGAGAAAAATAATTTCGCTTTTTATTGTTTTTTCTATTGCCAAACTTTCGGCAATGATTTAGTGTCGGGTTTAATAGAAAGGATAAGTAAATGGAACAAAAACTTAAAAGATTAACCGAAATACGCAAAGAATTATCAAACATGGAAGGCGTCGATTTGGCCGCTACAATCGACTATCTCGATGAGGCGATTTATGAGGTTAAAATCGAGGTGTATGGGTATGACCCCGATTGCCCCGATAGCGTAGAAAAACACAGAATTGATATCAAAGAAGATTATGAGGAGGAATAAAATGCC